GCAGTGTCCAGCGTAAAGCCCCCACTCGAAACCGTGAAAGTTTTGGGCTCGTCCCCGTCCATAATCGCTGCGCCATTGGCCCACACAACAACGCTTTCCCCCTCCAGGTGCGAGGCACCGGTAACAGAGGTTGACGCCGCCAAGGTCACGACCTTGTAGCTATCGGCCATGTAATTGTCAGTGCCGCCCTGTGCGTTGCTTTCATAGACCAACCGCTCAACATAACGCTTTGTGGCGCCGTTGATGGTCCGGTTGACGATCAAATAAACATCGTCATCAGTCGTGCTTGGGAGCACCGCAACGTCCTCGACAGTCCCGTCCGTCTCCAGCTTCCACCAGGAAATCACGTCCTCGGCTTTCTCGAAAACCAGAACGGCAACCGTTCCGTCATCCAATACCACCCAAATGCGGGTGTCAGGCTGCCTTTGCACCGCCAGTACCTTCACGCCGGCGTCAAGGACGGTCGGGTGATATAGCGTCAGTTCCGAACTGATGTAGTCCTGGCTTTCCACCGAATAGAACAGCTCGAATAGCTTCTTGCTCGATCGTTGGGCATAAGCCGCGCTCTTGTCAATCTTGACCGCCTGGATATCAGCAGAGCCCTGCGTTGACGCGTCCTTGATGGAAAAGTTCGTTGGCGTGACCGGCTCGTCAAAGCTCGACGATCGGCCAACAGATTCGGAACCGGCCGTGCCAACACAAAGGCGGGCCAGCCCCAAGATCCAGTAGATTGAATTCACCGGCCCTGTAGCAATGGATCTGATAATCGGGCCGCTGTCTCCCTCTGTCTCAAGGTCGAAGCTGTCAAACGCGTCCGAAACAGAACCGAAAATCTTGTCTGTGTCCCCGTACCAAAGCCGCCCCTCGAACAAACCAGGAGCGCTTGGCCAATTATTGACCCCAGAGAACCGGCCCTCTTCCCAATCACGGGTCTCACCGGTGTTGTGCAGGCGGGTGATGACCTCATATTCTGCGCTGGTCGAATTGGTGACAGACGTGATTCGCACGTACCCGTCGCCGCCGCCGCCGCCGTAGAAGTCACAAGACCGGTCACGTCGATCGTATCTGTGAACCGCTCGTCCCCGGCCAAAGCGTTGTCGATATTCGTTGACGAATAGGACAGCTTGAAAACCGCGCCGACATGGCCAGACTGGAAAAAGGACTTCGACGCCGTTAGGGTGCCGTTGCCGTTCTTGGTATCGGCAGACAATGACAGGTCCGCCGTTTTCCCTCGAAATGGGCCGTCTTTGAAAAGATTGTCCGTTAGTGACCATGACCCGACAGAACGACGCTCAATGCGCCGGCCATAGTATCCGGCTGCGTTCACAAAGATAACATCACCGGACTGCTCGTATCGCAGTGTGAACAGATCAGCTTCCAGCCAGGGGGCCGAAATCTCCATCGTGCCAGAGCTTGCTATGGAGACATCGGAGACAACCCGATCAGCCTCGCTTTCCGCAGAGAACTGAATGTAATATGTCCCGCCTGTCGGCGTAAAGGTCAATGAATGGAAGCCTGTACGAAGCTCCGTCTCAGAGATGTATTCGTCACCGCCGTCCGTCGAGCCGCACCGGAACTTTACCGGGCCGGTATCAACCGTGATTTCAATCGCGTGTTCCGTCCCCTGATCGCCACCAGAGACACTGTCCGAGCGCTTGGCCAGGGCCGTGCCTCCCCGTGTGGGAGTCTGGAGCGTCAGGACGTTGCTTGAGATTGTGGCAACACCACTGAACGTGGTCGTAAGGGTCCAGCCCGTCGAGGCGCTAAAATCGCCGTTGGTGACGACCGTGGAAACAGAGTCTCGGGAAATAAGCTCACCGTCAACCCGCACCCTCAACTTCTGGTCCGATAGCTCAACAAGAGCCGTGTCCGTTGCCGAAAAGACAAACGGGATATTTCTTGCTGTGCCGTCGCCGTCCGTCGAGTTCAGATACTTCAGCCCAGGGCGGAGCGTCATAGGTCCGATCACGCGCGGGATGAAGTTCGTCATCGTTTCCGCTGACAGCTTCATCCGGGTCAGATCAACCCGGCCCATGGCCAACGGGGAAACCTCGCCCCCGTTTAGAGCGAAGATATATGGACGTTCACGAGCCATTTAGGCATACCTGTAATAATCAGAACGACCACCGCGCCGGCCATTGCGTGAATTAACCCACCGGCCCGATCGGCCCGTTTGTGTCGGCTGCTCAAGCGAATCAAATGTATTGGCGTTGCCAAGGGCGCGCTCGGCAGCCTTCATCAGCCGTTCTTTCTCGCTTTCGGAGCCCGTGACCCTTTTGCAGATCCGGGACGCAAGCTCCAGAGACGCGGCTTCCGCCATGCGTTCCGTCCACTTTGTCAGATCCAGGCCGAACGAAGTGTCATTGGAAACGTAGCGCATGTAGAGCGGGGTCACGTTCGACCAGATGTAGTCTTGCTCGATAAGATACGCGTCGCCGCCATTGAACTGGTCCAGGGGCGGGTCGAAAAATTCAGACGCGGAAATCACGTACTTTCGCACGTAATCGGTCGGGAGGTCGTGGGCGTAGCTGAAACCAAACTCCTCGGTCACGGCCGTGTTCTCGGTAATCTCAACCGAGCGCATGGCATCCGTCCAGAACCCATGCTCAAGCATATGGTCCAGGACATCATCGTAATGGTCGTCACACGCACGGCGGACCTCCACCGCTTCCGTTAAGGACGCAGGTGGAGTGTGGCCGACATGGTGTGCCGCCCTCTTGTAGAGCTGGAGTTTGGTTGTCATTTAACCGGCCGGTGCGTGCATTTTTCGGATGTGAGATTCGACGAAGGCGTTAGCCTCGCCCTGTGAAAGAAGCCCTTCCTGGAGAACCTTGTTGTTGATATCGACAACGCGCCATCCGTTTTCACCGCGCTCCTCAACGCGGAAGCCAGCCTTGATCAGTTCGGCGTCCTGCTCAGTCATGGACTTGACCTCATAGTCAATGGAATGAACCGGAGCCACGCGGAGGAATGTCTGCCCGACTTCAAGAACCCGAAGCCAGATTTCCCAGCGCTTCAGTTCGTCAACGCACACAATCATGCTCATGGGAGTCGTGCGGCGGGCATGGTGCGCCCAATACTGCGGATTGGTGATGACCTCTTTGCCGTGCGCCTGGGGAACAGTCACGAAGAAGTTTTGAACCACATGGTCCTCATTCTTGAACCACTTCCCAGAGGCGGGGAGCTGAACCAGCCCCGTTCCGGTCTTGGAAGCATTCTGGGCATTTTTGGGGGATCTTGCCATAGTGTTTTTCCTTTTGGTTGCAGAAAGCAGAAAGGGCGCATGACCCTAAAGCCACACGCCCTTTCCTCAGGAGAGCCCGCCGAAGCGGACCAGGGAGCTTGTTACGACAGGATTGCCGGAGCCAATGTCGCGGCGCCGCCTGCGGTGACCGCCGAGACCGAATGAACGGTTGCCCCGATAGTCGCAGTCGTCTTCACGTAGATGACAATGTCGCTGACCTTCAGGCCCTTGGCGTCACCATCGGAAATGAAGTCGGCGGCATCAACGTCCGTATGAACGTCAGTACCAGACATAAGCCAGAGAGACTGTGCGTCCCCAGGACCGTCTGCGACTTGATTAAGTTGTGCAGATACATAAGACATATTTCATGTCCTCCTTAAGATGCTACGATGGCGGAACCATCATGCGTCATTTCAACAACACCAGTGTTCTGGAGCAGTTTCGGCCCGTGGAACAAGGTGCAGCGAGCCCAAGACTGCTGCTGCTTGCCTTCGTAGCCGATTTCAACGTCCATTCCGCCAGTGTCAACAGCGTGACCGATCGCGGCGCGATGGTACATGAAGCACTTCTCAGAGCTTGTACCCACACCAGAGATCTGGTTGGAAACGCACCACTTGACGCCCATCCAGTCGTACCAACCGGTGCCCATCTTCGCGCGCATTTCAGGTGACATCGCGTCCCAGCCAGGGAAGTTGACGGCCGGCTTGACAACGACAAAGCTGTCAGACGAGAACTGCGGGACCGACATCAGGTAAGCCAGGAAGGCCGGTGAAATCACCGCGTAGATCTGACCGTCCCAGGCAACGCCCTGATTCTGCAGGTAGACCATTGCCTTCTGGATCATGGTCATTGAAGCAGTATCGGCCGTGCCGGTAGTGATTGTGCCGGTCTCAAGCTCAGTCAGGATCACACTGTCAATGTCGCGGTTGATAACCGACATGGCATTGATCTGCATGATGTCCCGCTGGTTGCCCTGGGACTGGAAGATGTTGAAGCCGGTCATCTCGCGGAGGTCGTGCTTTTCGACCAGGGTCGCGGTAACCTGCGTGTTGTTGTTGTCGCCGCTCGGGATAAGACCGTTGACGCCACGGGTTACCGCAGTGCCAGAACTGTCAACAACCAGGAACGTAGCCTGATTGCCCTTAATAACGGCTTCAGTTGTGCAAGTGTCACGCAGCAAAGACTGCCGCTGACCAAAGCCAAGAACCATCTCTTGACGATATTGAATTTGTGGGGCTGCACCAGCCATGGTGAAGACTCCTATGAATAGGTTGAACGGATATGCTTGGTCCGGTCGGGTAGCCTATTCAGAGGGTCTGCCGGGGTGTCCTTTCGGGGCCGGCATCTCACTCACAAGGGGCGAGGACGTTCAGCGTTTATATTTCAGCTCGGGGCCGCAAGGTGCGGGGTGTCCGATAAGCGATAGTTATAACAACCATCTCCTGTGCTTATAACACACAGAAAATGGTTGTCAAGCATGTTTTTGTTTTGTTCCTATTACGCGTTGGTAAGCGCGGAACTGGTCACAACCTTCCCGTTCGGGAGCAGGATGTTGAGATAGGC